GCAAAGAAAGTAGATGGGTACTTGTTCAACCTAATGAACAACAATAGCTTATCAGAAGACTATAGTAAGGCATATCAGGATAAAGACCAGGATACAATTGACAGACTACTTCCTATGAGAACAGAACAAATTGGTATATACGAGGACTTTAAAAAACGTTCTAAGGGGTTAGACGCAAAAGGTAAGTTGGAGTTGTTTGAAGAAATTAATACTAAACTTGAAGCTATTATTGGGGAGTACGAAGAACTTAAAAAAAGTTGTTGACGGTTGGTAAATAACATGGTAAATTAAGCCTATACAATATAAATAAGTTACAGGAGGAATATATAATGGGAACATTTGGAGATCGTATGAAAGGTTATGAAAATTCTTATAGGACTAAATTACCGAAAAGAATTCCTGTAGTTATCAGGATTGATGGTAAGGCGTTCCACACTTATACAAAAGGAATGGAAAGACCGTTCGATGCAGTATTAGCAGCAGCTATGTGGGGTACATGTCAATACCTAGCAGAGAACGTTATGGGATGCAAATTAGCTTATACACAGTCAGATGAAATCAGCTTATTACTTACAAACTACGATAAGCTTTCAACGCAGTCTTGGTTCGATAATAACCTACAGAAGATTGTATCGGTTGCAGCTTCAATGGCTACAGCAAAGTTCAATGAGATCATGAGAGGGGCGTACCCTGATAAAGAGTTAGCACTATTCGATGCTAGAGCTTGGGTACTTCCCCAGGATGAGGTTAATAACTACTTCCTATGGAGACAGCAGGACGCTTCTAAGAACAGCGTGGCGATGGTAGCACAGTCTATCTTCCCACACAAAGCTCTGCAAGGTCTGAATGGAAAGGCAATGCAAGATAAGCTGATGTTAGAGAAAGATATTAACTGGAACAACTTACCTACGTGGCAGAAACGAGGAGCTTGTATCATTAAAGAGTACTACGAACAGAACGGGGCACAAAGAACTCGTTGGTCAGTAGACTTCGAAACACCAATCTTCTCACAGAAGCCTGAGTATATCAACCAATACGTTTTTCTAAACAAGGAGAAGGGGAACGAATGAAGGCACAACATGTATTTCTAAAATGGGTTCCTACAGGTTGGAACACTCCCGAACCACTTAGGGGTGTTCCTCACTCCCAAAGGTTTGAATCGTTAGATGAGTTAAAGGTAACGATGAGCAAATTCCTGTATGGTGGTGAATGGGTTACAGATGCAGAAGGTAACCAAATAGACATTGATCTAAGAAGTATATGTGCAAAAGAAGCACGATGGGAGGAATAGTAATGAGAACTCAGGAAGAGCTAGAAGCAAAGTTAGAAGAATGCAAAATGAAACGAGATTTTTGGAAAAAACGAATGGAAAACGCAACCCAAAAGGAACGTTGGGAAGGGATGTTCGAACAGTACGAAAAGGATTTCCAAGCGTGGAATGAACGGGTAAAAACACTAAACTATGCACTAGGTTACAAAAAAATTATTTAAGGGGATGTTTTAATTGAAACTTGACTACGGTTCAGGGAGCCAACCGAAATCGGGCTTCCTATCATCTGATTTTATTGGTACACCCAACTACGATTTCTTCATAAAGGACTACATAGTGATCGATGCAGAAGACAATTCATGTGATGTGATTCATTGCAGAAACGTTATCCATCACATTCCTGAAAAGGATTTACCTATCTTATTCGCAGAGTTTAAACGACTACTAAAACCTGACGGGGAACTAATCATCTCAGAGCCACGAGAAGAGTTTCATAAGCAGAACCTGGTGTTAGATTTAATTTGGTATAGATGGGTAGTCAATAACAAGGACATTATGATACCATATAACTACGTTGACTATAAGCAGTATCTAACTGAGTTCGACATCTTATCAGTAGAAGATGAGTTCAAAAATGAAATCCTAGTGTGCAAAGCCAAGCAGCTAGTATTAGCTTAATAAAAACGAGGGGGAGTTATTATGAGAAGACCCGCAAGAGTTAAGTTTATCAGAAATAAAACATTCAAACCTCTATACGAAACAGGGTTAAGAAAAAACAAGAGATACGATACACTATGGGATGATCCGTTTTGTGATGAGATTTATAAAGAGAAAGGTGTAATCACTGTAATAGATGATGACGGACAGGGGCATGAAATCGAAAAAGGTGACTATGAAGTTAAAGAATGGGAGGTAAAAAATGAAAAAGCATATGACGAAGAGTTCTAAAACAGTTATTTTTACAGGTCGAGGTTATCTCAGGGATGTATGGGAAGAGTGGGATGAGGTTGAAAATTTTGATTTCACAGATAACCCGTTACAAGCCTATAACTTCCGAAATGATAAAGATGTACCAAAATACTTAGGTGTGTACGGTAGTAAGAAAATCGAAAATATCAAGGATGCTTGTAAGTATCTCAATGGTACTGTTTGCGAAGTAGACATAACAGTGATTACCGAAGTTGAAGTAAGGATGGTGCATTAATATGGAGGGGGTAACTAATCCGCAAGGGTTGCTTTACATTCTTATGTATGTGTTCGAACACTATATAGATGCTGATATCTCTGACGAGACCAGGGAGGATGTTGACAATGCGTATAATACGATCGTACGTATTGTCAACGATCATAAAGTTAAATCCGACCAGGTACGAGTGCTTAAGAAAAAACTAAGTAATAGTGTACCAATCGGAAAGCTACAAGAGATGTTAGCCTGGGAGAAGAAGTTCGAGGTACAGTCAAGCCACTACATGGGTTGGGATACCTTCGATGATGCAGGTTACGGTCAGGCAGTAGCCGCACGAGAATCACGTATTAAAATGTTAGAGAAGTTAATTGAACAGTTTGGAGGGAAGTAGATGTTAGCATTTGCGATATTTACCCTGCTGTATCTTGCAGCAGGGGTTTATATGACAAAGCAGTTAATGAAAGATGTGGACGAGCAGTTAACCTTGTACACAGAAAAGCGTTACAAAGAAATCGATGATGATAAATGGGAGTCTGTAAAGGATACTGCAAAGATGAAAGAACAGTTAGGAGAAAAAACATTTAATTATATAATGTTTCCTATCTTAACACTTGTCATGCCCGTAGTTACAGTGTATTATTTTATTAAGGAACTTCCTGAAAAAGCAAAAGACTACTGGACTAAAGGTAGATTCCAAAAGATTAAGAATGGTACGCAAGTCCGTATCCTTGAGAAAGGGAGATATGACGGTGAAGACCATTATCTTCAAGTCGGTGAAGTCGAAGGATTCTTGCCTGCCCACATGACACCTCACAAGCAAGATATCTATATGATCGGCTTTGAAGATGACGATATCGACACACGGTTTGCGTACGAGCCTGACAAGTTCAAGGTCGTATAAGAAAGAAGGGCTAGAATGGAGCACAAACTACCACCTAAGAAGTTAAACAAAAGAGCTTTAGAGTCTGTATACTGGCGGGCAATGGAACACACAGCAAAAGGTATAGGCGACCAACACGTATTAACCTTTATGAAATCCATTGAGGACTCAGTACACCAATTTTTAGATAAGCAGAAGGAGGTGGACAAGCAATGAGTCAAGAAAGAGTCCTCGAAGATATGCAGCTAGAATGGTACTTACTTCGTAACGGTTTCTATGTGGACAAGTTATCACCACGGTTCTACGGTGAGGAGACATGTGTAAGTGAAATTAAAAACTTACACGCTCCTTGCTTAAGGTTAGACACTGACGATCCTCGACACGGGGATCATACGCTTCGTATCTTTGTAACTGACACAGAGATATACGCAGAAGTGCAAAACGATTACAGAAGCTTTGAGCGATCGTACTACATACCTGCACCACAAGGAGTAAACGTAATTAACATAGTAGATTACATAAACATTATTATAAGAGAGTAGGGGTAATATGAACCACGTTACAATAGGAGTGTATGCGAATGGGAGCTACGTTATCAACGTGGTTCATCCCGCTCACTTGGACTATCATATCGAGTATAATAAGGTTATGCGTTTTGGACGAGCTTTATTCGTAGATGGTAAATGTGTTCACCAGGGATACCTACCTGCTTATAAAGTAGCAGAGTGGGAGAACAAGATTAAAACTATGAAAGTAGATACGTCAAAGCCTTCAATTGAATATCACTAGGAGGAAACATCATGTGGATTCCATTTAGACGTAAGCACTGTAAGCAATGCGGAGAGACCCTTAAAATGTTTCATAACGTAGAATTTTGTGATCTAGCTTGCTGCGTGATGTACAGAGCAATTGAGAAGCAGCAGAAAGAGAGGAAGGCAGTAGATGAATCATCTAAGTAGAGAAGAACTGATTAACATTTCAGGTAGTGACCTAGCTTACCACCGTAAAGGTGTGTTGCTTGTAGATAATAAACCTCACTACATTGTGGAGCTTGTTAAGGAGCCACACACAGCTCTATATGCGGCAGTATATGGTGTCCATCCAGGAACAGATAGTTACCCTAAGAAACGTGCTATGCAAAAGGAAGGGCTCGTAGGACGCTTCAATGGTACAACTAGATTAGCACAGATAGCAAATGCCTTATTCCCTGCTAAGAAGGTTATAGGGTGGGACGAAGAGCCGCCAATATTTGTAGCCCCAATCGTCTCAGGTCAGATTTCAACCTTTACAAAAAAAGTAGAGGATGGATTCTTTGAAAGAGAACCTGACCGTTTAACTACTGAAGGTGGACAAAGAAAGATTATTCGAGGAAAGAATACAGGCGTATTCGTTGGTCTATCTTCCATTGAGTGGGAAGAGAAGACTAGCATTCCGTTAGACTCACTGGTCAAAGCACTAATCAACCACAATCAGAACGATGGGTTCTTTGATCTAACTGGTAACAACAATAGCAAGAATAACCCACTAGGTACCTATTACAAGGAGGGCAAGTAAATGCCTTACATTATACAAGACGATTACTGTCCACATTGTAAAAGTGTACAAAGAATTAAGTTCGGTTTTAAAATTACTTGCTTAAATTGTATGACAAGAATCGAAGTCGAGGAGGAAGAAGAAAATGAAAGCGATTTTGAATAATATCGATTTTGAAAACAATAAGGTTATGGCAGTGTATATCATCCCATTTTTGATTCTAATAGATACTGGGTGTACTATATGGGGGTTAATATTCCAAGACTGGTTGAATACAGCGGTATTTGCGTTTAGTACTGCATATATAATCTGTTGCCTTATTATGCAAGTACAATTTAAAGTACATAAAAATTTTGCTACGTTCTTGTATGTGTATGGTTTTGGAATAGCAATTTACGCAGCTCATAGTTTATGGGTACAAGATTGGTGGAACGGTATTATCTACGGAACCATAGTAGTAATGAACACAATTGTGTTATATATACGTATTAACGAAAACAAAGAAGAACTTGGGGAGGAAAAAGAACATGAAGAAACTATGGAGTAACCTCGATTTCAAAACTGATCCAATAACTGCAAGATTCCTTGCACCTGCACTATCAATAGCGATCATTATAAGCTCAACTTATGCAATAGTGACAAAAGGGTTTTTAGTATCTGCACCTTCTGTATTTGTCGGTATATACATAATCTGCACCTATATATCACATATACAAATCAAACTGTCTAAAAAGTATTCAATATTCTTACTCGTGTACGGTATAGCTGTAGGGTTCCTCGCTGCATACGATATTTGGCATCATGAATGGTTTAGAGGATTTACAAGTGCATTCCTAGTTATCTCTAGTTTAGCGGTATTAAAAATGTTATACGTAACAAAAGGAGAGACAATCGAGGAGGAGAAATAGCATGTTCGTACGTAAATCAAAATATGAAGCATTGAAAGCTGATATGAGGTTGGCTGAAAGTGAAAGACGTTACCGCAACATGGAAGGGCGATTCCATGCAGTAGAGATAGAGAACCTAAAAAATGAAATCGAGGGATTAAACGCAGTGATCGCTGACCAACTTGCTCAGATTGCGGAGCTCCAAACAAAAGAACTTAAGATTGTCAACGAACAATCAAAGAAGTTCATCGAAGTAGAACACGCTAGTATCAAGGCAATGAACGCAGCTATCCCTAAGTTACGTAAGCAGGGTTGGTCAGATAAGTTAAAGGTTAAGATTCAAGGTGACAAAGTGTTTACAGTGCATGAACGTGAAGTAAAGGAGAATAAGTAGTATGAATATTCTCACTAACAAGAAGCAAGAGATTATCCGAGTATTACATAACGATGCAGCACATATGAGAGACAACATTAGTATGCTTAGGAAGGATGGTTGGTCAGGTAACACTCGTGTAGGTTTCTCAGGAAACTCTATCTGTAGAGAGACTGTGACTGATGATGACGGAGCATGGATTTCAGAAATGTATCCTGACGTTACAATCTTCCTACCTGAGAAAGGTAGCTACATACATAACGAGCCTTACGTTTACGTAACAGAACATGTGAGAGATATTGAGGAGGGAGAATAGTGGGGTAGGTGTATTGTGGGCTTTTCAAATAGCTGCTACAGTCGGTTTAGCTGTAGGAATTGTGTTAAATTTAATAACAGGCGTTGAAGAGGTTAAGCCACACCACTTTATATCTTTAGCAATCGGTGTTGTGTTTATGGTAAAATTTAATCCTTTGTTTAGTGAACTAGTAGCAAAGTATAAGGAGCGTAAGTAATGGCTACCGTCTTTTATAACTATAAATGTGAAACGGGTTGTGGGCATACTACTTTAGTAGACAAGCCTTATAAAACAAAAAGAATATTCTGCGGGGTATGTGGATATAAGATCACAATGGTTTATAAAGGTATTAGTAAAGTTACAGCCCCAAGAATGGAAAGTAAGCTATCAATTAATAACAAGGAGGAAAAATAATGACTAAATTTGGTGTATTTTTAAATAGTAAGTGTATGATAGGTGGTTTTGAAGACATCTCCGATGCTTATAAAGAAGCCGAGTACTACACATGTGAAACAGGCGTACCTCATGAAGTACGTTATGACATTCCTAACGGGCAGGTTAGTGATGGATACCATACATTCGATGAGTTATATGAGCATCGCATGTTTCTGTTTTCTGTGATCTGTAAAGCACATAAAGCGGCTGCTTGGAAGTCCTGGAAGCATCATGACGGAACGATGTACGATGACTACTTTATTGTAGGGATTACAACTCCTGAAGGAGACTATTCGTATCATTACCATAAAGACCACTGGGACAAGTTCGATGTAACAGAGTTAGACTTTGCGCCTAAGTGGGACGGGCACAAACCTGAAGACATCACACGACTACTAAGCCTATAAGGAAGAGGAGAATGCTGTAACAGGCATTCTCTTTTAGTTAGAAGGGAGTATACATATGAGCAAGAGATTCTATGAAGAAGATATAAAGGAGTTAATCCTAAATAAGCGACATATATTCGTATCGGATGCAGACCAGTCTACGGTAGTATTTGAAAAAGCAATCACTGTAGGCTCTACGATCGCAGATTGCCTGATATTTTCACAAGAGCAGGGGATTATAGGTATAGAAATTAAAACGGAACGAGACAGCACGAGAAGGCTTAATAAACAGCTCAAAAGTTACAGTCAGGTTTGTGACATCGTGTATGTAATGTGCCACGATAATCATGTTGAGAAGGTAGAAGAGATATTGTCCAAAAATAATTGGAATCATGTTGGGATTCTTGCATATACTGAGTTTAGAGGTGAAGCGATACTGGGTTTATACAAAGCACCTACACGGTCACCCTATAAACAAGTACACGTAGCATATCAGATGTTATGGAAGGAAGAAATCAGCAATATCTTAGGGAGCTTCAAACGCCAAATGAAGACGCTAGAAGAGTTTGGGATCAGTGTAAACATGACGGAGAGTAGGTCGGGTGGACTAAACGGTTTGTATGTTCAGTCTAACGCTTCAAAAAAATATTTAAAAAAATCTCAGATGATAGGTATGATAATTTCTCGTTTGGGAGAAGCTGAAGCTAATAAACTACTCTGTAACATCTTTATTAGCGGAAAGATGCACCCTGAGAAGCAATTAAAGTTCTACCACTTCAGAAAGAAAAGCTAAAATGTGGAAATAGACTTTCCTACTGAGGTATGCTATCCTGAGGATAGAGATAGTAACAAAAGGTTCTATCCTCAAATAGACCTCAGAGGGTTGGAGTAGAAAAAGGAGACAATCACAAGGAGGAATTTGAAATGACAGTTAAATCATTAAGTTTAGTAAAGTATGCAGGAGAATATTGGTTCACATTAGCGGACTACACTTTAACTCGTAGCACAGAGGGTTATTCGGATAGTGCTTCGGTTAAATCGGCAGTTAGAACATTCACAGTTAAGACTGACGGTACTAAGTACATCGCATTCAGAGGGGAAGCGCAGTTAAAGAATATTATCCAGGAGAACAAAGATAACCCACTATTCCAGGCTGAGGACTTCCAGGGAACACGATCTGCAATTATATCTTGGAGCATGTTAGATGCTTTAAACAAACGATTCAAAGAGAATAAGGAATATAAGAAAGAGTTCGCTAAATTCATGGATGCAGCTAGTGAGTACATCTTACAACAACAAGTTACGGTTAACCATACACCTGATACAGAAGTTAATATCGTAGAGAACCGTTCTAGCTTACTACGTCAGTTAAGAAATGAGCTTAACCGTTTAGATAGAGATATTGAAGTGAGACAGACAAATAGAGAGAAGATACTTCAAGCTATCAATGCTGTAGAAGGGTTAACTCTTGAGAGTATTTAAAGCAAAAATTAATCATATAATGAATATTGTTGACTTTAGGGTTGCATCTTCGGGTGTAACCCTTTATTATATTAGTTAGAGAGGTGATACAGTGCATAAGAAACCTAATTCGGTGCAGCGTAGTATTTCTCGGGGTGTCGGGGCTAGAGGTGATGGAACAAAGAACATTAACTCTAACGGAGCAGATGCCTTTAAGAAATCCAAACAGAGTACCAAGGGTCACTACAGAATAGCGTTCAGTCATGTGTACGAGAAGATGACTGAGAAGGATGTAGAGCTAAGACATACATACATGAAAGACCTTCTAGCGGATTACATAGGAGTCCCTGTAGATATGCTCATTCTCAAGCCTAAAAAGTCACCAGTTCCGACTCTAACCAGTCGAGATGAGGTGTTCTATGTTAAGGTAGGGAAAGACATCTACGGAAAGTGCTCTATTCGCACACAGCGCCTTTGGAAGAACAACCTGCTTGTATTTGTATTCCAAGAGAAGAAAGCCGCTCTAAAGCCGCCTAAGAAGTCTTATAGTAGAAGTGGTAGTTTCAAGAAGAAAACTACAAGTCAAGTTAGTCAAACGAAACGTCAATCTTATCATTCACGTAAAGGAGGAAAAAGTTAATGGAACACGAAGACCGATTGCAAATAGCAGCTCAGAATCTAGATAGAGCTGTAAACGACTGGATAGTTGAGCATGGAAGTGAACAACTTTATAAAATGATTACAGAGCATGGTGGTGATCCCGAGACTATGGAAGTTATCTCATGGGATACTGAAACCAATCTAGGTGACGGTGTATCAATAGTAGTACAAAAGTTTACAGTTAAAAGGGAGGAAAAATAATGGAATACGTAGCAGCAAAACGAAAACACGGGTCATTAGGAATGTTAAAGGAACTATTAGGGGACAGTACTAAAAAGGTACACGGTGTATTCTATACGAATGACCATTTCAGTGACAGATACCTAAGCCGCTCTCATGTACTATCCGATGAGGTAAACATTGAAGAAGGTACATTGAAAATGACGATCGCTACACGAGTAGAAAGCCCAGGTATCTTCGAACTAGAAAATACATTGGACGAGTTCATTAAGTACGAAGCAGGGGATATCCCAGGGTTTGCCGAGGAAGGGCAACAGAATACATTACCAGTTGCGGAACCAATCTCAGCTACCAAGTCATTACATACTGTAGACCTGGTTCTAGTGATGAAAGAACCAAAGATTACATACATTCAGTTTGATATTGCAGGTGTGCCTTTTACCCTGGTTACAATTGATTATGAGTTAAGTCAGTTTGCTGATAAGTTTACCCAACAGGTTAAGTTACTATTCGGACAAGCGGATAAGATTAACTTCTTCTCACATTTCCACGGTAAACAGTTCACTAGTGGAGACAGACGTTCAATTCTGAAGTTAGTCCTGGATGAGAATATTACAGGTAAAGCTATTTTAGCTGTAGAGTTTGACAGTCCAGTAGCAGCTACTCAAATTTACCCAATGCTTTCTATGATCTCAGCTTATACGAACGATAACGGAGATGCGGTATTCACTTCAGTAGGCGGATACATCCGAGTTAAGCAAGAAGTTGTAGCACGAGGAACGTTACGAATGGCTAATCATTTAAAAGAAGGTCAGTTCCGACTAGATATTATGAGTGAAAATGGAAACGTAAAAATTATTATGGAACCGTAAGATAGGGGATAATCCTCTAGCTTTTTCTTATATTTAAAGATTTTTTGCTGTATACAAATTAACAAAAAACGCACTACTTAGTGTAAAAGTTCCTGGTACTCTGTACTGGATTATAGGTACCAATCGTAAAC